CTGTACCACCAAAATTTGGATCTAAAGCAGCCATATAATATCTATCTTTGTTTGGTAATTGCCAACTACCGACTGCGCATTTAGAGACATATTCATAACTGAATAATGCACCACCTGAGTCAGGAATACCTAAATTATATTCTCTGTTCAAAGCATCATCTGTTAGCTTGTGTTTCTTCTTAGTTTTCTCTAAGAAGTCAGGTACAGAAGAATATATAGGGTGTGCTTTCCAGTGGATAATAACTTTCGCCCAACCATTGTCATCTATCCACCAATAACATGGCTCTTCTTTCCCTAGCTTTATCCGTTGAATTATAGATTCTGCATCCACAGGATTAGCGCTATTGAACATTTGCCAAAATGTCGATAACTTACCTAGTTGTGACATTGTAGTAGCCATTATAGTTCTAGCATTCTCCCCTACCGCTTCTTGAGATGGTGTTGATGAGGCATAAATCTCACTAAAATTTGGAGGAAAAGCAGCTTCATCATAAAAAATATCACTAACAGATTCCAAAGAACGCGTAGCATTATCTGTAGCTGGACGAAACCATATTTTACCAGCATTCTGGAAGTGAATTTCAGTTTTAGATTTAGTTAAAAATTTAAGATCTTTTACGTTAGCAGGCATTGATTGAATACGTACAGCAATGTTAGACGACTCTTTTTGTCCCAACGATAAAACAGCAGAAGCATACGCTGGATTTAATAATGCTTTGTGTAAGAATTTAGCAGAAATACATTCTGTTAATCCTAATTGTCTTGTTTTAAAAATCATTATCCCACGGTAGTCATCAATCAAGTCACTAACAACTTTTTGATAATCAAATGGCATAAATGGAATAAATTTATTACCAGAACGTATACGACAACATTCTTCTAAAAAATCTCCATACTTCCTAGGGACTTGGTAAAAATTATCCAGTGAATTAGATCTCCCATCTTGTGTCAAGATATCAATAGTTTTTTGTTTAATTTTTGTTTTATTTTTAGGATTTAACTTGACATTTATCATATAATTAAATGACACCTTTAGTTTTTAACACAAAATGAAATTTCACGTTAACCAAAAAATGCTGGCTAATGCTTTAGGAATAGTTTCTAAAGCCGTCCCAAGTCGTCCCACCCATCCAATACTAGGCACGGTATTGTTAACAGCTAAAGACGACTTGCTTACTATCACTGGATTCGATTTAAGTTTTGGGATAACAGCTAGAATCAATTGTAGCACAGATACAAATGGTTCAATTTGCTTACCAGCAAGTTTGTTGTTAGATACAGTAAATCGTATTCAATTATGCGATTTATCCGTTACTTTGGATAATAGTACAGTAATTATCAAACACAAAACTGGAAAGGTGAAAATCAACGCACTAAGTGCGTCAGAATATCCAGAAATACCAATGGTTCAAGATGAAGATGACAAACTTAAATTACCAGCAGAGTCTTTTTTACAGGGCTTAAAAGCCGTACTGTTCTCCGCATCAACAGATGAGACAAAGCAAATTCTACAAGGAGTAAATATTACTGTCTCTGATTTATTTATCACACTAGCTAGTACAGATGGGCATAGATTATCTGTACATAAATTTGCTCATGACAAAGAATTAGAAACAATGGAAGTAACGATTCCAGCTAAAGTCTTAACAGAAATTTCCAGAATTGTTAAGGCTTATGATGAGCTAAGTTTTACTATCAAAGATTACATTGCTTACTTCCAAACAGCGGAAATAACAATAGTAACTAAAATTCTAGAAGGCACATTCCCAAGCTACTCAAGACTAATCCCAAAAGAATTTACAACTTTTGTTATCGCTCCCAAAAAAGACTTTATCGGCGCATTAGAGAGAGTTAGTGTTATGGCTGATAGTCGCAACAATATAGCTAAAGTTGTGTTTGATGCTGGTAATCAAAGATTAGAAATTAGTAGTGAAGAACCACAACTTGGCTCTGCTGTTGATGCTATTGAGTCAGTTCAAATATCTGGCGACTCTGTAACAACTGCATTCAATTTAAAATACCTCCTGGATGGATTAAAATCATTAGATGGGGAGGAAGTATTAATTAAGCTAAATCAGCCGTTAAGTCCAGTAATTTTAACCAATGTAGACGATTTAGACAAGAATATCAGATTGACAATGCCTATTCAATTAAGAAACTAAAAAAATACCCGCTCTTAAACAAGAGCGGGTAAAAATTAATCTATATCCACTTGCTTATATCTTCCGTGTTTTTCTCTTCAGAAGATTCTAATGCATCTGGTATAGCATCCAGCTTGGTAAGCAATGCCTGAAAATGCTTCTGCGGAATATCAGCTCTTGCAAATATACCTCCACAGACTTCTTTAATGACAGAAGACGCAGCTGCTCTCTGAGCATCGTCTGCTTGGAACTTATCGTTCACCATTCCTTTTTTGTAAAGCAGCTTATTCAACGTCAAAAGCTGCTCTGACGATATTTTCTCAAATGTTTTTTGCTGCTGCTGTGGTAAAGCCCGATGCGGAACTCTGTGAGCCTGCATTTCAGCGGGGTTGAATACACTGTCTTCATCTTCCTCCAAAGAAAGATTCAACATACTTGTTAGCAGTAATCTTTTGGCTGACGTATTAGCAGCAGCCAAAGCTTGAGCGTACGTTTGAATTTCCCTGCCATCTTTGTTCTTCATAATAGACGGCGTAAGTCTCATAGAACTCTCTAATTTCTCCCCTGACTTGTGAGTTAACACAAGCGTCAGTGTAGGATTTTCGTCATCCGCTTCTTGACTATTGATAAACATGACATTTAAGCCATGCTTGCGTAAAGCAGGTTTAATAGCCTGATTGATTGCTTCCATAGAAGCATAAGAAAAATTCTGCGCTTTATTTCGACAATCCTTAATGATTGGCTCAAATTCCTCTTCCGCTGCAATTAATGCTGTTATTAATTCATTCATACTACACCTACACTAATCGTTTCATCTACTATAGTATTTTTTCTAGTAATTGTCAATAGATTATCTGACTTTTTTCTCTTTCTGCAAAGACGTTGCTTGTCTCGCAAATACTCTTTGCCTTCGTCAGTTTTGTACCAACAGCCCCAGCAAATAGGAGCGTGCTTAGAATCAATTTTAAGTCTAGCTCCACACTTACTGCATCTAGACGGCTTATATCCACGCTTGGAACGCTCATAGTAACGTTTTTGAGCTTCCCGCCTTCTTAAGTCTCTTTCTTCTTCTGTCATGAGATACCTGCATTTGTCATTATTTTTTAATTATATTGACAGTAATGCAGGTTTAACAACAGGAGCTACACTGTTGCATCCCAGAAAGATGAAGTACCTAAATCACATCGTAAATATGCAGTCTCTCCCATCCTTCCCCATCTGTTTTTTAATACTAATGCTTCAAAGCTATTGTCTCCTGGATCTTTGCTATAATAAGCAGAACGAAATAATCCAATAATAACAGCTGCCTTTTCCGCTATTTCTCCACTACCACGGATACTAAACAAATCAGGACGTTTGTCCTGTGTAGTAGCGTTACTACGATTAATCTGACAACCAACAAATAGCGGTACTTGATATTTCTTAGAAATATTATCAAGTAGTTGCATCCGTCGTCCTAGCTCAGATGCAGAATCACCGTCCTTGGAGACAGGTGGTAATTGCTGTAAATAATCCACAAATACAGCTATCTTCTCACCACGCTGAGCTATCACTTTCCTAATATCTGACTCAATAATTGCCATGCTAGGTGAGCTATTATCGTTCACATACAATGGTAAATCTCCTAACTGTGCAATGCCTTGAACAATTGCATCCCACTTATGATGTTGCTCATTTCTCCCAATCTGCAACAAATCACTAGAATTTATCCCAGTAATGTTTGACAACATTCTCGTTGCAAACTGCTCCTGTGTCATCTCAGGAGTAAAGTACAATGCAGGCAATCCATGCAGTTTCATTAATTGCATTGCCATAGCTAACATAAAAGACGTTTTCCCCATGCCTGTACCGCCAGCTACAAGGTACACGCACGGACGAATGCCTTCTAGTATATTATCAAGTGAATACCAGCCTAAATTAGGCAATTTTTGATGCTCTGAAGTCAAATAATCAAACACGCTTACAGCAAGTTTATTAGCAGAGTACAGCTGATATCTGTCCCCATGAACTTGCCTTTCAACTTTTAGTAACTCCTCTTGCATGGATGCCAACAAATCCTGTGGCTCAACAAGCAAGTTGTTGGACTCTTTCCTTGCGAATTCAGCAGCTGACATAATTCGCCTCCTGAGCGATTTGTCCTTAACTATAGATGCTGCTGACTCTGGATTGTAATATGCACTATCCAGAATAGATGCTATTAATGCTTTTGGCTCTGCCACTAACTTGACAGAGTTTGTGGTTAGGAAATTGCTGACTTCCAACAAGTCAATGCGCTTGCCTTGATTATTTAAAGTCTTAAATACTTTAAATAGCTTTTTGTAATCCAACACAGAAAAATCTTCTTCCTGTATCTCATACTTCTCAACTATGTCCAAGCCATGCACTAACACATAACTTAGAAGTTCTCTCTCCGACTCCGGAGAAGTTATTATTGTAACGTCCATGCTAACACCACGGTAAACACCACCAGCAATCTAACACAATAAAAACACACTGTCAATGGAATTAGAAACCCCACTCATTGAATTTAGCTTTTAAATCCTTTTCAGCTTTTTTATTTTTGTAAAGAATGTACTCCTGGGTAGTCATGCCAAGAGATTCAGCTTCTTGTTCTATCTCCCATTGCGCTTGCTTTTCTTTGGCTTCAGCCAATGTTTTCTCTTTCAACTTCTCTTGTTGTAGTTGTTCTAGCTTGGCTTGTTCTTTAAGATACTCTTTCCACGAAATAGCAGCGCCGACGGCATTGTTTTTAATCTCAGCAACAATATGAGCCAAATTAGCATTAGGGTTGCTTTTTCGCCGCTCATTGTACACCCATTCAGCAAACGAAGCTTTAACATTTTGTTTGCTTTCAGCCATCCAAGCATCTGTTGCAATGCTCATAGGCGTATTTTTTATATGATGTGTTGGACGCGTATAATAATCATTTTTTAATCCAAGACTATCCGCGTTTTGACAAGACGCGGGCGGGGGCGACGCTTGTTTATCCTGATCAACGGATAATCTTTCAACATTCTTATCTTCTTGAGTTTTTACCAAAGGAAGACTTTTTACTTCTTGGACTTCCGACTTTTCCTCAGACTTATTCTGAGTCTTGTCCACAACATCTTTCTTATATTTATTTTTTTTCTTTGCATTGATCTCTGTATATGAATCGAGATCAACTTTCTTGCTTTCGGGAAAGCGAGATTGTGATTGTGGCAAATCCCGCCTAATACCAAGTACGGGTGTGAGCGCTCTTGTCTCTTTCTTGTCTTGTAGTTCATTAGACAAGAATGGGCGCTCTTTAAGAGTGCTTCTATCCACAAAGAACGTGTCTATCCAAAATCTTTCCACCTTGGCATCATTGCGCTCATACCAGGTGATATGGGTTAATTTATTCGTGTAAGAACAATAAAGATATTCTTTACCGTCTTTAATGAACTTATTCTCTGCATCTTCATACTCTTTTTGGGAGGCGTACTTTATCCCTACTTTGCTAAAAGCAGTCTTGAAC